GATAACTGGTTGGGCATGGCCGGTGGTACCAATAACAAATGGTGGTGCACCCATGGATGCACCAACAGTAGGGGATGGAGTGTTCATCTCATTTGAGGGCGGAGACCAATCCTTCCCTTTATGGGTGGGCAGTTTTAAGTAAGCCAGAAAAACCAAGATTTATGAGTCAAAATTAGAACAGATGTTTAGGAGACATAATGCCTGCTGTATACCCAACTACTAAAGTTAGCTTTACTCGTAAAGTTGACCTTCAAGATTTAGTCGTCGCTGCTGACATTAACTCAGCTTACGACGAAATTGAAGCTATTCAAGCCACGCTTGGGCTTTTGCCTGCTCTCCAGGGAAGCACTAACTGGGTCACCGTTAAAGCACGCTTAGAAAACATTGAGTCTGGGCTTAGCTCAGCTTTGACCACCTCTTCAGCTTCTGTGACTACCGGCTTTGGTTTTAAAAGAATTACGGCCTCAACCTCGACACCTTCTTCTGGAGACGGTGTTAACGGGGATGTCTGGCTACAGTACGTCTAGGAGGCTTGTAAATGCCTAGCTATAATAATCTCATCTATGCTGGTGGCTATTACGGCCAACAGTCACGCTTGGCTTTTTCAGTACAACCGTTTACCGCAGTTGCCATCGATTACGACCAAGTGTTGCTGACTTGGGCGGCACTACCTAACCCCGAAGGTGCAGCATTTAACGCAGTTCGTCTTGTCCGAAATCAAGTAACTTTTCCAGAAACCCAAGAAGACGGAGTTATCCTGTGGGAAGAAAATGGGCTTACTGGGCCGTTTTCTATCTCTACTTTTGTAGACGGGTACGACAACATTCTAGATGACAACGAACACAACGACTCTCCGCTAATTGGTGGTAGGTTTGCGTACTACCGCATGTGGCTCCGTAAAGATGACGACGTATGGTACGAAGCCGGGGACACTTACGTAATTATTCCGCAAGACCATGGGTCTTCAGCGTTTGCCGGTACAGCGGGGCAAACTACCCACGACAAGTTCATGGACTTACTTCCAAAGGTATACACCACGGCTACTCAGTCCCCGATTGACAACGTAGACCCAACGTCAACTTTGTACACTTTCCTTAAAGGGTTTTCGCTAACCCTAGACGAACTGCTCACTTATGCAGATGTTCTTACGCCAAACTACTCTGGCCTTTCTACCCCGCCAGAAGTGGTGTCGCTTCAAGCACATCAGTTAGGTGTTCCGCTAGAGTACTCACTTGGACTTCGGGCAGTAAAGCGCCTAATTCGTGAAGCAGTATACTTACACAACAACAAGGGAACTGAGTTAGGTGTTCAGACATTGGCAGAGAGCCTAACAGGGTTCTCACCTACTGTTACTCAAACCAAAAACTTAATGTTGTCAATGCAGGACAGCACTTTCTATAAAGGGGTAGGAAACTGGCTTCCTGGAGGAAACTGCACATTAGCTGTGGAACAGTCTGTTTACCACAACACGTCTGAAACGAAAGTCTTTGACAAAACTTACACGGCAAAAGTTGTAGCATCAAGCACTAGTAGTTTTATTTCTAATGGAGAAAACAAACCTAAAACTTTGGGTGTCCCTGTCACTGCTGGAACAGCTTACCAGTTACTGTTTTTTGCGTTGACAGCCACTGCAAGCAGAAGCATTACGGCCAAAATAACTTGGTATAACTACACAGGCACTGTCATAAGTGACAACAGTGCTACTTTTTCTCTTACAGCGAACACTTGGGCTAAAAACGTGTCTGTTTCATTGACCGCTCCAACGGGGGCTACTTATGCGGCTATCCGGCTCTCTTTCAGTGGTGCAGCAACTTTTTACTTAGACAAAATTCAGTTTGCTTTGTACGAAAGCTCAACCCCATCTTACGAGGAAGCTCGTGGAGTAAACGTGTTCTTGGCTCCCTCTAAAGTCAACTACTTGAACAACCCTTCATTTGAAGCGTTAAACTCTGAGTGGACTATCGTCGATGGCCCCACCTCGTTGGTAACCAGCACATTTGCTCATGCTTTAGCCTCTTCTACAATGTTGCAATCAGTAACTAACAACGGCACTCTGTCCTCTTACACTACCGTGACCACCGCATCTTTGCCGGTTGGTTCTTTTTACACGTTTTCTATTTACGCAAAGACCGTTTCTGGCACAGCAACTGTTCGCCTAACAATAATTGCGGATGACGGAACTGCTTTAGACCCGGTCACTACTGTTGGTAGCAACGTAACTTTGACTACAGCTGAGCAAAGAATACACGTAACCGTATATGTTCCTAGCACGTTTGGTGCAAACACAGTAATTACTTGCAAATTGTCAGGCACCACAACTGGCCAGACCATCAACTTGGATGGGGCTCAGTTAGAGGCAAGCTACTTGCCAACAGATTACTTTGATGGGGAGTTTCCTGACGTTTCTGGGGCTATGTGGGCAGGGACAGCAAATACGTCCGTATCGTACCTGTACCCTAATAAGCACATCAAAATTCCTCGCTTGGTGGCTAACTTGGCGGAGTACATGCCTATTGGAACCACGTACACAATTTCAACTTACGCAGGGCTTGAGTATATCGGAATCTCGTAGTACCATGCTTGCATGGAACTATTAATTGGAACAGTAATCTCAGCCCTTGCGACAGCATTCGCACTCGGAGTTCTCGAACTCATCACGCCCGCCCTTTTTTATCGGTATGTTAAAATTGTTGGCACTTATCCTTTGAACTTGGTTGCCTTCTGGTACTTGGACTTTCAGGGATTTTCTGTGTTTGTTGCGGCGGCTGCGGCGAGTTTGCTTGCATTATTGGTCATTGGTGTGGTAGACAGGTTGTCTCAGCCTCAGCCGGCTGTGATTAACCGACGTAATTTCTAAGGGCAAAATGCAGATACCTGATGAGGTTTTGGACAAAGGTCTGAAGCCTAGCGAGTTCTATTTACTCGCCTTGATGTTTAGGCACGCCAGTAAGTCTGGTGTGGTTGAATTAACTATGGAAGACCTGTCTGGTCTTACCGGCTTGTCTCGCACAACTATTTGGCGTGACATGTCTGGTCTTGAGGATAAAGGGTTAGTTGACACCCACCGCACGAAGCGCAACCTTGGTAAGTTCTGGAAGAACAAATACCAGCTTTTGTCTCCATGTTTCATTTCTGAAACCAAGGGGGTTGACATCGAGGTTAGTGGTGTTTTACCATGTCTCACAGATGAAACATCAACAGCTGATATAGATATAACTATTGATACAGCTGATATTACTAAAGTAAAGAATACTACGTATTCTTTAGGGGCTAGGGCCCCGAAGTCGAAGGAGGTTGCTGTGGTTAATCGTTGGAAAGATGATGATGATGACATTGCGGGTTTTGGTTTGTTGGAGGACGAGGTTCAGGCTAAGGCTAAGCCGGTGTCTAAGAGGGACCCTAAGACTCGTAGGCAGCGACCTCAGGAGGAGTGGACTGCTGCAGATGTGGCTTCAGAGTTTTCGTACAGGGTTTACGACAAGATTCGTGGCATCCCAGGTTTGGTGAACACCAACGCTTTGCGTGGTGCTTTGTCGGCTAACCGTTCTAGGTTTGAGGTGTCTGCCACTTTGGAGATGGAGCTCATGGACCGGTTCTTTGGGGACGAGCGCAACCTGGCCACGATTAAGGGTTCGCCTAAAAAGGCTCACGGTATCTTCTTGAATTTCATTACAATGAACATCACTAAGGTTACCGAGGACTTGGAGATGACCTCTGAGGACAAGGACGAGAATTACATTTATGCTTCGGATGGCAAACGATTTGACAAGTCGATGCCTGGTAGGAGAGACTTAGCAGAGCACGAAGATAAGTTAAGGAGGGCTTAATGAGTTACGACGTAAACAAGTTGTCGCCAAACAAAAAGCACTGGTTGCTACGTGGCGCTAACATCCCAAGCCGTTTCATAGGTTTGGAGCCTAAGGACATCGCTGAGAGAACTGGCGGTTTCCCCGAGGACATTGACATCTGGCTAGAGAGAGCCATGGAAGGTCAGATTATCAAACAGATTGGTGGACTGGGCCGTACCGGTGTTGGGCTGTTGTTTGACGGCGGTCCAGGTTTGGGTAAAACCACTCACGCTGTCACGGCTGCTATGGAGTTTGTCCGTATGCTGCCAGAGGATGACGATAAGGCTCGTGAGGTTTTGCAGATGAAAGCTGACGACTATGGGATGAAGTGTCGCCCAATTTATTACCTGACTTTCCCAGAGTTTTTGAGCCGCAAGAAGTCGATGTTTGACGCTGACCCTGAGGCCAAGAAGCTAATGCAGTTGGAGATGGAGGGGTTCCACGGTCGCTGCAAAGAGGATAGCCTGAACGTGCGTGTTCTAGTCTTAGACGACCTGGGCAAGGAGTACGGCTCGGACTATGACAACACGTCATTTGACGAGGTTCTACGTTCCCGTTATGATAGGTCCCTACCGACTATCATCACTACCAACGTTAATAGGGATAACTGGAAGAAGCAGTACGGTGAGGCGATGGGTAGTTTCGCACACGAAGCGTTTACTAGAGTACGTATTATAGGAGAGGACCTAAGACGAGCATGAAGAAAGAAGCAGAGATGAGCATTTCCTGGAGAACAGTACAGATGTTCATCGGTGATGATGGTGTTGCCGAAGTTGAGGTGGACGCCGAGTTCAACGACAAGATTCGTTGTTCTTGCAAGGCGTATAGTGCCAGCTCGAAATGTCGCCACAGTAAGTTTGTTAAGAACCGCATGGAAGATGGCGAAGGGCACTACATTGTCCAGGTCCCCGAAGATGTGGATGATAACGAGGCCATCAATGCCATGAAGGACGCTACTAAGTGGCGTGCGTTTGTAATCAAGCACGGAGAAGTAGAGGTTCTCTAGTGCTAAACGGAGACATCTCCAACGAGACATCTCCACGTATCATCGTGGTGGTAGATGTTGTAGCCGATAGTTATGTTCAGGACAACCGCAAACTTATGCGCACCAGTCAGGAACGTGTGTTTACCGGTCTTAACAACCCAGCACTTTCTCACCTATGGAACCTATCTTCCAAGTTCGGGCTGTCAGTTGAATTGGCTGGCTTCGAGAACGAGCTCTGGACAGAGGAGCTCTTGGCTAAGATAATGGACAAGTTGGAACGGCGTGGGGGAAATCCCTTCAACTATTCCGAGGTGTACACTAACATCGACGACTTTATTGGTGAACTGCCTTACAGGAGCAACCTGAAGGGCGTTATAGATTTAAAAGAACGAGTTGCTAGATACGGTTCCGCTGGAATCGAACTAGACAACCTGTAGAACAACAGAGGGCAAACATGGCATACGATAATGAATACCGTTTAGTCAGTAAGGTAATTGCTGACCGCAACATCATTCCCGTTCTTGAGCGAGGCATCAAGGACGACTGGATTGTGGACGACGACCTCCGCCGAGTGTGGAAGTTCGTTCGTGAGCACTACATTAACTACCGTGAAGTTCCCACTGCCGTAGCAGTAACTGATAACTTCCCAAACTTTAAAGTACTAAACGTCGAAGACGCCATTGAGTATCTAATTGACACCATGGTTGCTTACCGAAGACGGCTGTTGACTCGCAATGGTATTGAGCAGGTAATCTCCAAGGTTGAGTTGAATGACCACGATGGCGCTCTTAATGAGATGTCTAAGACTGTCACCATAGTAAACGACCAGGGCATCATCGGCACTACTCACATTGACGTCACTGTTGACCCAGACAAGTTCTGGGAACAGTACCAGGATGTACAGAACAGCAAGTTGCTGGGCGTACCTACTGGGTTTGAGAAGATTGACGAGGCCACTGCTGGTTTGCAGGGCGGCCAGCTAGTCACTGTTATTGCTCCACCTAAAACAGGTAAGTCGCAGATTTGTTTGCAGATGGCGGAAAACGTCCATGCTGCAGGTCTCGTACCTATGTTCCAGTCGTTTGAGATGAATAACCACGAGCAGACACAGCGTTACTTGTCGTTGAGTTCCCACATCTCAAACGCTCGTTTCCGCAGAGGTAAGCTGCAGACTGCAGAAGAAGACCGCCTACTAAAGCGCCTTGATGACCTAAAGACTGAGAAGCCATTCCACCTAGTGGATGCGGTGAACGGATTGACTATCGACGCCCTGATGGCCAAGGCCGAGCAGTTGAACCCAGACATTCTTTTTGTTGACGGTGTGTACCTGATGATTGACCAGGTTACTGGTGAGTCCAACACCCCGCAGGCGTTGACTAACATCACTCGTGGCCTGAAGCGTGTGGCTCAGAAACTAAACATTCCTATTGTTATCTCCACACAGACTCTGCTCTGGAAGATGAAGGGCGGAAAGGTTTCTGCTGACTCAATTGGTTACTCGTCCTCATTCTTTCAGGACTCCGATGTAATTCTTGGCCTAGAGCCGGTAGAAGAAGACGACGAGATTCGTTTGCTGAAGGTTGTTCAGGCACGTAACTGCCCACCATCAGAAACTTCAATTACATGGCGCTGGGACACCGGATGCTTTCACGACGAGTCTAAGCAGGTCAACTGCAAGTTCTGCAACCCTTTTGGTAGATAATGCGCCAGATAAACGTAGCGGAAGTTCTTGAAACTCTCGGTCTAGAGTATGACACTCGGTCTCACGAGGCTAACTCGCTTTGTCCCGCCCACTTTGCCCGCACGGGGCGAGAAGACCACTCTCCATCCTGGTGGATAAATCTTGAGTCCGGTATGCACTTGTGCTTTTCTTGTGGATACAAGGGGAACATACTTCACCTAGTTTGTGATGTTATGCAGTTCTACACCAAGACTCCAGAGGGTGTCGTTTACGATTACCGTGCTGCAGAAGAATGGCTAGCAGGGACCATTGAGGTTTCTCCAGAGAAACTCATGGAGATTGTTCGTGCCTTACCGAACTATGTGGAGTCCTACCCAAAACCGGTACCAATGTCAGAGGCTAGACTGGTGCTCTTTACGGAGCCACCTCAGGAAGCCTTAGACGGACGACACATCACGGCAGAGTCAGCTCAGGCATACGGAGTTCTATGGGACCCCAAGAAGGCGAACTGGGTTCTTCCTCTGCGTGACCCTCACCTCAATGAATTAATGGGGTGGCAGGAGAAGGGCACACTGCAGCGCACCTTCTTTAACCGACCCACAGGCCTTCAGAAGTCCAAGACGTTGTTTGGAGTTCAGAACCAGCAGGAAGACCTAGTGGTTGTTGTTGAGTCTCCCTTGGACTGCCTACGGCTGTTTAGCGCAGGTTTCAGGAGTGCCGTCGCAATCTGTGGCGCACTTCCCAGCACCGAGCAGGTTAAGCTACTACGCTACTCCGACCGAATCATCGCAGCCTTTGACAACGACACTGCTGGAAAGAAAGCCTCTAAGGAAATGCTCGAGTTTGCCCGTAAATACGGCCTAAACCTTTCGTATTTCAACTATGGTAGTACTGGGAAGAAAGACCCAGGCGACCTTACCGATGACGAGATTGCGTGGGGAATCCACAATGCAAAGTCGTCAGTACTCGGTGAAAAGGCGTATGTTTAAAGGAACACTCAAACCGTACCAAGAAGAAGCAGTTGCAAAGATGGTTGAAATGCAAACCATCCTGGTTGCATACGAAATGGGTCTGGGGAAGACCCCCATGACTATCGCTGCGATAGAAACACTGAGAGACGCAGGGCAAGTAAAGGACACGGTCTTAGTACTTTGTCTTTCTAGTTTGAAATACCAATGGCAAAAAGAAATTACTAAATTTAGTGACTCTACCGCCATAGTTGTTGACGGAACCCCTAAGCAACGACAAGCACAATACGACATACACACCGATTACGACTACGTAATCATGAACTACGAACAGGTTGTAAATGACTGGGATATTATTAAAGGCTTTACATTTAGCGCAATCATTTGTGATGAAGCTACGGCTATCAAGGGATTCAAGGCTAAACGAGCTAAACGAGTTAAAGAAATTGCAAA